GTTCAAGGAGATCGTACAGACTCCTTGCTTCGATCCACCAGGGGTGGACTGGTCACTCATGCAAAAATGCGTGAGTGAAGTCGCAAGAGGTTGCGACCCATCCGCAGCGAAATTGTCGTGCGGACCATCATCGTGCATTGGAAGTACGAGAGAGGAAGGCGGTCAAACCGAATTCCTACGCCTCCTGTGCTCTTCAGGAGAAGACGTGAACGAGTACGATCTCGTCACGCTGGAAAGGACGGGCAAGACCGTCCCAATCGGGACACCCATGGGTGTCCTGTGCTGGGCAATCACAATGTTGCTCACAATTCCGGAGACATGGAGCTCACGGATGCATGTCGTCGCGGAGATGGCGAAGGCACGAGTAGTGACGGTAAGCCACTACGCTATTGCGGTGGTACTTGGTGTACTAGCGCACATTTGGTCCCCCGGTTGCAAAGGGGTACCGGAGCTGAGATCAGGGTTCTCAGCAAGTCGCCAGTTATGGAATTTGCTGGCAAACGCACTGGATAATGAAAACCCGGTGTGGCAATACCTGAGGCCGTCCGGCTCAAGACAGGTATTAGGCCTCTCGACTGATCTCGAGACGGCAACGGACTATGGCAACACCATAGTCGGAAGGAGGATACTTAACCTCCTACTAGAGGAGTCGGAAAAGCGATTCCCGAACTTCCCCAGCGGCCTAGCGCGACTGGGGATCGAGGTCTTCTGCGGACCGCGGAAGATAGCTGTCGTTGGCGGAACAGTCATACGGCAGAGGTCATGGCTCATGGGAGATTACATGACAAAAATAGTCCTGTCTTTATGCGGACTATACGCACTACGCAAATCGGAGTGTGCTTTCGGTGTCGTAAACGGAGACGACATCGTAGCGTTGGATCACAAGGTCTCGACGCTTGAGCGCGTTTTAATCGCGTTGAGGTCTTTAGATTTGAAGATCTCGGAGGATGATACTTATATCTCCAAAACTCACATATTCTACTGTGAGGAACTGGGCCTGATTCCACAGGCCCCGGCTGACTGCGTCCACGTTCAAATGAGACGCAGGTTAGGGTACGTCGGATACGTCGACTACCCGAGGGTGAGACTACTCATCCCGGTCTCTCCGGATACGGAGAGATTCTCCACAACACAGTTGGGGAGGACCTCCCTGCTTGGCAAGGAGGCTCGTTGGACCACGAAATTGAATCCAACACTCGTGGACGCGTACAAAGTTGCGACCATGCTTCAGAAGGTTACAACACCTTTTGATAAGGACACACTGTGTCCATTCACCCCGGAACAGATCGGAGGTGACGGGTCCTATTTCTGGGACCCTGACTTCGTCGAAAAGGTTATCGACGGATTCCATTGCCGTAACTCACACGAGGTCCGGCACCGTCTCTCCCAACTAATGGAGGGAAAGACAAACTACGCATATGTGCGGAGTGAGTACCAGAATCAGATCGGGTACAAGTACCGTCAATTTATTGACGTCGCGGATGTCCTCAAGACGCAAATTGAGGAAAAGGCTATCGTACCGATACGAAGTCCGGAGGAAAGGCTGTTGCTGACCTCAATCAAGTCTTCAGGATTAGAAGACCCGGTCCAAACCTTTTACAGGTTGGAGAAGAGTCGCTGGTACCAGGCGATTCTAAGGGGCGAACGGCCTAGGCCGATCGACCATAAGTGGGAACCGATGTTCGGTTCCCGAGAGTTCGAGGGGAAACTCGACCTCGGAGAATTCGTCCGCAAGTGGGCGAATCCGGGTTTCTACTTCACGTGGGAACC